GGGGCCGTGTAACGACCGGCCACGTAGACCTGATGGATCATTTCAATCTCCAGTTCTGAAGCAGGCAGATGACGAGGATCGCGCCCAGGGCGAGGACGCCCCAGACGAGGTCCCAGTTGGTGAGGAAGATGGCGGCGCGGATCTTCATGCGACCACCTGCAGGTACCCTTCCAGGAACAGCCACGCCTGGGTCCGGTAGGCGGCCCGGTAGAACATGGTTCGACGCTCGGCCAACGGGAGGGCGGGGCCGCCCTCGGGGCGCCCGTCGATCCGGTGATGGCAGGTCGCGCAGCAGTAGGCCAGCACGTCGTGGGCCTTGTGGCCGGCGCCGTGGCCGTCCTCCAGGGCGTCGGAATGGCAGCCGACCATCTCGCCCTCGCTGCCCCCGCCGCAGGACATGCAGCGGGGGGCGAAGCGGGCCAGGTCGCGCAGTTTCTGGCTGCGGAAGGCGGGGGTCTTGGGGTGCGGGCGCATCAGTATTCGATCCGGATGTGGCGCACCCGGCCCATGGCGATGGCGACGATGACCTTCTTGGCGGCATCCTCGTTCATGCCGGTCATCTTCATGAGGTCGGTCAGGGCCTCGCTGTTGAAGGTGGCGCGGTGCTCCTTGTCTTTGGTCCGGGCGGCGGTCGCCTCTTCCTCGGCCTTCTGGGCGGCGAGCTGCCGCGCATGCTCGCGCTCGGTGGCTTCCTGGGCCGCCTTGGCGACCCGCTGGTCGGCAAGTTCGCGCTCCCGGGCTGCGCGCTCCAGGTTCTCCTGGCGCATCTGGGCGGCCCGGGCCTCGGCGGCGATCCGGTCGGCCTCGGCCTTCTCGGCGCGGTCCTTGGCCTCCTGCTCCCGGCGCGCGGCGGCCTCCAGTTCGGCCTTGGCGGCTTCCTGGGCCTTGCGCTCGGCCTCCTCCTGGATCCGCTCCTGGGCCAGCCGGTCGGCTTCAATCTTGGCCAGCCGGGCGGCTTCCTTTTCGGCGGTGATCTGCCGGTCGAGCAGGATGGCGAACTCATGGGAGTTGGCGATCTCCAGGGCCAGGGCCGCCTGGCGCTCGGCCTCGACCCGGGCCGCCTCGAGGCGCTCCTGCTCGGCTTCCCAGTCGGTCAGGGGCTTGCGGGTGTCCTTCTGGAGCCGTTCCAGGAAGTCCCAGGCGGCTTTGCCATTGGCGTCCACGAGCTTGGGCTGCTCCTTCAGCTTCCGGTTCAGGGCGACCTTCTGCTCCTCGATGTAGTTCTTGGCCTTCCCGACCTTGAAGGCCAGGGACTTGATGGCCTCCCGGCCCTGGGGAGTCCCCGGGTCGAGGATGATGCTGCGCACCTCCTGGGCCAGGCGCTCCAGGATCGGGGTCAGGGCGCCGGAGACGGTGAACAGCTCCAGTGCGTTGGCCGGCTCGATCTTGACGAGATCCAGCGGCTCGATGGTCCCCTCCAGGGGGGCCGAATCCAGGGCGCTGGTGCCTTCCGTGGCCCAGGGGACATCGACCGCGCGGGGCTCCATGACGGTGATGGGGGACTTGCCGCGGACTGCCATCAGGCCGCCTCGCCCATCTTGGCAAGGGTGTCGTGCAACTTCTCGCACTCGTCCAGGAACCGGGAAACCTCGTTCTGGATCTCCTCGATCCGGGCCTCATCGCGGGGGAACCGGCAGATGTAGAGCTGCAGGGCCTCGGACAGCCGGGGGTCGTAGGAAACAAAATCACACCACTGCGCGCCCGTGCAGGCCATCTGCCAGAGCATCTGGGGCTGGTACTCGGTGGGGACGCCGCCGGCCATCAGGTAGCCGATGTGGGTCTTGGTCTTGGGGCACTTGATCTCGACCAGGCCCTCGGGCTCGTTCTCGCCGTCCCATCCCACCATGCCGTCGGGGCTGGCCGCGCAGCGGTCGTCGCCGATGTGGACGACCATGCCGACCTGATCCACCAGGACGCCGTTCTCGACGCTGTATGCCTCCCGGGCCTCGGACTCGTGATCGACCCCCCAGGCCATGTCCTTGCTGAAGAACCCGTCCTCCTGGGGCTCCCCGGTGAGCATGGAGCAGACGATCTCCATCCGGAAGTCGGCGCGGGAGGCGGATTCGGCGGAGCCTTTGCCCTTGGCCAGCACGTCCTTGATGCGGCTGGCGGTGACGCGGCCGGCCCGGGCCTGCTTCCACTCGGGCGTTCCCTGCTCGACGTTGATGATGTTGAGCTTCATTTCTAGGCTCCCTTCTGAAGTTCGGCCTTGCGCTTGTCCTTCGCCTTGGCGATGGCGTCGAGAGCCGTCTTGTTCTTGGTGGGGTTGATGCGCAGGTAGACCTCGGTGTAGATCTCCTGGAGGTCCTGGAGGGTCCTGGCGGCGCGGATGTACTGCTCGTCGGCCTCGGTGTCGATGGGGGCCTGGGCGATGCGTCCGTCGCTGTCCTGGCCCCGGACGGCCATGCCGGTGATGGCCAGGAGGCCGTAACGCTGGAGGTAGGTGATCGTGGAGCCGACCTGCTGGATGTTGTTCTTGTTGCCAGAGTCGTCAGGAGCGCCTTCGAGGGTGAGCTGCTCGGAGTGGCCGGCGGAGTGCTGCAGGATGGTCGTGACATGGATCCGGCCGCCGATCTGCTTGGGCTCCCAGCGGAAGGACAGGCCCAGCGGACCCATGACGCGACCGATGGGCATGGAGACCTCCTCCAGGTCGGCATGCTTGTAATGAGTGCGCCCCTTGGCGCTGGAGAAGTCCACGGTGCAGTTCTTGTGCAGCTCGGGGGCGTTGGCGCGGAAGGCGCTCATGGCCTCCAGGAAGGCTTTCCGGGCGTTCTCCTTGTCCCACCGCTCCTGCATCTCCATGAGCCGCTCCATGCGGTCAAGGTCGATGTCGGAGCCCTGGGAAAGGGCGCGCTCGATCAGCATCATCGGCGTCGGGCTCTGGCGGAAGGGGGTGATCGAAACGCCGGGCTGCGCGATGGGGAGAAGCTCCAGAGGAGGCGCTTCCATGAGGGGGGCGGCATTCTTGGGCGGCGTCATACTGATTGCTCCTTGAAGTCGGGGAAGAGGGGTTGGAGGCAGAACAGCTCGGCGCGGGCAGCGAGAAATTCGTCGATGGCGGCCTGGTCTGCGGGGTTCCACATGTCGCGGGCGTCGATCCACTCACCATCGTCGCCACGCTCGCGGCACTTGGCCTGGAGTTCACGGAAGATGAGGAGGCGTCGGGCCAGCTCGTCTGCGGCTTTCTGGCAGCGGTGGGACATCAGCAAGCCTCCCTCCCGTCGTGCAGCTCGGCCACGTCCTTCTGGCACTCGCAGCAGAGGTGCTGGTCGAATTCCATTTCGATGGTCAGTTGGTCGCCGCAGGCCGCGCATCGCTCGATGCGGCCAGAGGGGCGGAAGGTCATGTCGAGGAGGTTGCACATCAGGCGGCCCTCCTGATCGGAGCGGTCGGCTCCGGGTTGCGGGGCTTGCGCCTCGTGGGTTTGAAGCGGATGATGGTCATGTGTCCTCCTGCATGAGGCGCGGTTGTGGAAGCCCCCTCTGATCCAGGGGGCTTCTTGTTGTGGGGGTGAAAGGGTAGGAGCGGGTGAACTTCGATGAGCAGAGTATGGGTTTTAAACCCATGCGGAGTCAAGCCCTCAGTTCGAGAGATTTGTCACAATGTTGTAACTTTGATTGGACATAAAAAACCCCGGCAAGCCGGGGCTGTTCAGGGTGGGGTTGGGCTACTTGGTCGGGGCTGTGTTCGCCTTGACCATGTTGAGGATTCCGATGATCCGGGCCAGCCCTATCGGCATCGCGCCACCCGCCATGCCGTAGATCAGCGGCATTGGCGAGCCCTCAACGATGGCCCCGATTACGCCGCCAACCAGGACGATGACGCCCAGGACATTCAGGAAAGTCGCCACACCATCAGATTCAGGCTTGGGCGGTTTGAATCCCTGCACTGTTGCCAAGCCGTCCTGGCAGAAGGGGCAGACCTTCGATCCTGAGTCAATGGTGCGGTCGCACTTGGGGCATTTGATGTCTGCCATGAGCGGTTCCTTAAGAAAGGAAACCCCTGACGATGGCGCTCCATGCCTCGAATGCGGCTCTGCGCTGGTCGGGGTTCAGTTTGGCGAGGTCTTGGGACATTGCCCTGAGCATAACCCGTTCTTGCTCGGTCGCCTCACCAAATGATCCCTGGGTGACGCCGGCGACAGGTGAACCCGGGTCATCCATGAACTCCAGGACGGAACACCCGAACAGGCCGGCGGCGAGCTGGAGCACCTCGACGCCAGGCTTCCCCTTCTTCTTGTAGAGGTAGCCGGAATAGGTTGTGAGCTTCAGCCCCAGCCTGGTCGCCATCTCCTCTGGGGACAGGTGGTGCTTGGATCGGAACTCGGCGACGCGCTCCCGGAACTGCTTTCTGTATGCCCATTCGTCCATGTCCCCATCTTCAGGATTGTGGGGAAAATTTCCATATGGGCTGGGGTTGAATGTTCCAGGTTTTAAACCTATACTCCCCTCATGACCGATTTTCGTTCCTCTGTCCCGAACATCTCTGCCCTCGCTCGGGACCTCGACGCAGATTATTCCCACCTGCACGGGGTCCTCAAGGGGTCGATCTACCCTGGCCGGAAGCTGGCCAAGCGGATCGAAGCAGCCACCAACGGAGCGATCCGCGCCGTCTGGCTCCTGGAACTCGAGACGCCCCCCGAGCATCAGCCATCTCCCCTGGACAAGGCGGTCTGATGGCCTACGAACTCCACGAGCTGGGCAACCCCTGTGACCTGCGGACGGCGGGCGCGCTTGAGCATCTCCCGTACCGCCAGGGGACCCCACAGCCGCAGCTCGTCCAGGGTCGCAAAGACAATCAGCGTTCCCATGCCCTGCCCTGACCCGGGCGGGGATTCTCTTTTCGGCTCCATTTCCGCTCCTAAAACACTCCTACAATTCGAAAGATAGGCCATGCCTGACCAGATCAATCGGCATACTCTTGCGCTCAAGAATTTGGCGGGACTGGCGCTTATCCGCTCCGGGGTGAACCGGAAGACCCTGGCGGATGCCCTGGGAACCACCGAGGGACCGATCAGCAGGAAGCTCTCGCCCGAACACCCGCACGAGTTCGACCTCACCGAACTTCTCGTGTTCGAGGTCCTGACCGGGGACCGGACCCTTGTGGATTACATCCACCGGGAACTGGGTCACATGGTCATGGAGGATACGTCCGCATGAAAATCCTCGTCGACCGCGAAGTCCTCCTCTTGATCCTGCACAACATCCAGGACGCCGATGCTGCGTGTCTGGGAAAACTCTCCGAGCCGATGCCGCACCTACGCCGTGCCGCCACCGGACTCTATGCGCTGCTCAGTCCCAACCACAACGAAGAAACCCCCGTGCAACCGGGGGTCTGCTAGCACCGGCCAAAGGAGGGCCGACCTATGAACAATCTAAACTCTTTCGACTTCCGGGGCAACCCTGTTCGGGTGGTATTGCTCAATGGGGAACCCTGGTTCATCGCCGCAGACGTTGCCAAGGTGCTTGGGTACAGCAACCCACTCAAGGCGATCCGCGACCACTGCAAAGGGGTGAACGAAACGGTCACCCCTTCTGCTGGTGGTCCTCAAGTCAGCAAGATCATCCGTGAAGGCGATGTTTTCCGCCTGGTCCTAAAATCGAAACTGCCGGATGCCCAGGCGTTCGAGTCGAAGGTCATGGATGAAATCCTGCCCACGATCCGGAAAACCGGGTCCTACGGGGCCCAGCGCGACCCCATGGCTATCCTCAACGACCCAGCCTCAATGCGGAACCTGCTCCTCGGATACACCGAGAAGGTTCTGACCCTGGAAAGCAAGGTCAAGGAACTCGAGCCGGCCGCCGCCTTCGCTGACAGGGTGAGCGGGACCAAGGACTCCATCATGATCCGGGAGTTCGCCAAGATCCTTGGTGACACCGGCCAGAATCGGTTCTTCCAATGGCTTCGCCAGAAGGGCTATCTGATCGCCGGTTCCACCGAGCCCTACCAGCGTTGGGTTGAACAGGGCCTTTTTGTGGTGGTGGAGCGCCTTTTCGAGGATGTCCACGGCATGGACCGGGTATCCCGAAAGACCCTCATCACCGGCAAAGGGCAGCGCCGCCTCCAGGCCGAATGGGACGCCGACACCCGTCCCCTCCTATCCCCCAAGGGTATCACTTGGCTTGAGACCCCTGGGCCTCGGGACCTGCCGGCATGAGCAACGCCAAATACCATTCCATCCCCTGCAACGGCTACGATAGCAAAGCGGAGGCCCGCCGCGCCCAGGAGCTGCACCTCATGGAGCGGGCCGGCGTCATCCGGGATCTGCAGGAGCAGGTCAAATTCGTGGTCTGCCCGGCCCAGAAGGACGCCAAAGGGAAGCTCATCGAGCGCGAGGCGTTCTACCTCGCCGACTTCGTGTACATCGACTGCAAGACCGGCCAGCAGGTCGTGGAGGACGTCAAAGGCGTCCGGACCCCGCTCTATACCCTCAAGCGCAAGCTCGTCCTGGAACGCTACGGCATCCGGATCAAGGAGGTTGCCTGATGGCCGAGATCATCCCCTTCAACCGGACGCGCTGGACCGAAGGGTCCTACGAAGCCTGGTGCCACATCAACAGCTTTGACGAATGCGAGACCAACGACCCGCGGTATGAGGAATACCACCAGTGGGCCGAATCCTGCGGCATCAAGCCCTTCTGGGAGATTCCGTTCTGATGGGCGCCACATGGTTCAAACTCCACGTCAAAGAGTTCCTTTCGGACTCAAAAATCCTGCAATTGTCCCATGAACAAGTCGGGATTCTTGTCCGGTTGTGGGCGATCAACTGCAACGATGGAGCCATACCTTCTGACCCTGCCGCACTTAGCCGGTTGGTCCCTGGAACGACACCAAAGCAAATGCTTAAGCATATGCTTTCGCTCGCTGCTTTCTTTTCGGCAAGCGAATGCCACCCTGGGATGCTTGAGAGCATCCGACTCAAGGCCGAGTTGAACGCCTACGAGACGAAGGTGGAGCGCCTGCGGGAGACCGGGCGAAGGGGGGGGCTCGCTCCGAAAGCAAATGCTAAAGCAAATGCTTCCGATTCTGGGAAGCAAATGCTTAAGCAAATGGGTCCGGAAGAAGAAGGAGAAGAAGAAAGAGAAAAAGAAGTACTACCCCCAACCCCCTCCGCTGCGCGGAAGGGGCGGTCGCCGAGAAAGCCGCGGGGGGTGGCCGAGAAGCCCAAGGACGAGCCGATCATCCCCCAGCCAGTCGTGGACACGGTGAACGAGATCTACTTCCTCACGCCCTCCCAAGACTCGGACGGCCGGATCATCCGGGTGGACGTGGCAACCCTTGCCGAGCGGATCCGGGGGCTCATGGCCGGCAACACCGCCATCACCCCCGACCTCCTGGTCGAGTCCTGGCGGGACTACCTCGGCTCTAAACCATTGAAAATCAAGGCCCCGCAGTATTTCTTTGGCAAGCGCGAGGACAACGGCGAGGGCGCCAACTGGCATCCCTACGCGGCCCTGATCTGGCACAACCGGGCCAAGGCGAATCAAACCGAGGTGCCGGCATGAACATCCAGCTATTCACCCGGGGTGCCGTGGACCAACCCGGCTGGACCAAGACCCACCTCCTGGCCTGTCCCCAGTGTGGGGCGCAGTTCCTGGGTTACGAGCGGGAAGACATGCCGCTCATGCCCAACGTGTTCGACCAGGACAGCCCGAACGTCTTCCAGGGCAACCGTCAGACCTGCGGCCACCCGGAATGCTGGGAGGCCGAGGATGAATACCAGTTCCGCAAGCGTCTGGCCTACCGCAACAGCCACCCCCAGCCTGCCAAGCCGTCGCCGATCACCAAAAAGAAGGCAATCTCATGAAAATGTTGGACATTGAACCCGGAATGGTCTGCATCGGAGGCGGCCTCCAACTCCGCGAAGTGGTCAGCATCGACGCCGACACGATGGTCTACCGGCAGATCGGCGGACCCCCCGTGACGAACGGCGCGGTCCTCCCGGCCGGCGCCACCCGCCGGGTCAGCCTGGAGACCTTCGCCCGCTGGGCGACCCGGGAGATCCAGGAATGCCCATTGCTGGCGGCCAGCAGGACCCAGGGCAAGCGGGACGGTGCGGCATGAAGCGCCCGTTCCTGATCTCCGCCCTCTCTGGCCTGGACTACGCCTTCGCCGAGATCCACCGGGCCGCTGCCGATGCGATCACCGCCGGCCAGCAGCTCGTGATCGAGATCGGCGACCCGACCCGTAGCATCGAGCAGAATCGGGCACTCTGGCCGATCCTCGCGGCCTGGTCGAAGCAGAAGCCCTGGTGGGTGAACGGCAAGCCTGGCCACTTGACCCCCGAGGACTGGAAGAACATCCACACCGTGGACTTCCGCAAGGAGATGGGCCGGGTCGCCCCGAACCTGACCGGCGGCATGGTCTTCCTGGGCGCCAGCACCCGGGCGATGGGCAAGCGGGAGTTCAGCGCCTTCCTGGAGTATCTCCACGCCATCTCCGCCCAGCAGGACCCCCCGATCGACCTCTCCTACGTGGACGGCCGCTTCGAGGAGCCCCACTACATTCCCGGGCCCCGGGAGGTCGCATGATCCGCCTCGCCCGGTTCCTGGTCCTCTGCCTATGCGGGTTGATCGCGTTGATGTTCCTACCCTTCGCCAACTTCAAGGACGACCTATGAGCCAGGACCGCCCCACCCGCCCCACCTACAAGCCCACCACCCCGCCCACCCCGCCAAGGATCCGCCCGGCCTGGAGGACGAACCTCTGCTACCTCCTGGTCCTGGGTGTGCCCCACGGGCTCATCCCAGCCGCCCCCCTCGGCTTCCACGAACTGCTCCAGGTCCTCCGGAAGGCTTGGGCTGAGGAGAAGCCGTGACCAAGCCGAAGGCGAAGAGGCAACCCAGGAAGAAGCCCGTGGTGGCCTTGGACCGCCAGGCCCGGTTTGTCGAAGAATTCATGGTGGACCGGAACGCCACGCAAGCCGCTATCCGTGCGGGTTATAGCCCGAAGACGGCGGGCGTTCAGGGGTGCCAACTCCTAAAAAGACTTAACATTCAGGCCGATGTTAAGGAGCGAGCTACGGAACAGACCGCAAGGCTGGCGGTCACAGCAGATAGGGTCATGCAGGAGTATGAGCGGCTGGCCCTCCTGGACCCCATCGACCTATTCAACCCCGACGGGTCCATGAAGCCACTGCACGAGATCCCCGAGGACGCCCGCCGGGCCATCTCGGGCTTGGAGATCCGGCAACTCAAGGACATCGAGGCCCCGGACTCGGTCCTCCTGGCGACCCTGCACAAGATCAAACTGGCCGACAAGAAGGGCGCCCTGGATAGCCTGGCCAAGATCATGGGCCTGATGCGAGACCAGCCGGCCACCCAGGTCAACGTTGGCGTCACCGTCCAGGTTCAGCAGGAATCCAGGGAAAGGGTCTATGCAAAGCTCCTCGGCTGAAACCTCCCGGGCCGACCTGTTCAAGCTCCTGCCAGTGGAGGAGCGCCGCCGGCGCCTGGACGCCATGACGGACGCCGAGGTCGCGGGCCTGGAGTTCGACTGGGGCTGGTGGGCCCGGCCCTCCCAGATGATCCCCCCGGGCGAGTGGGTCACCTGGCTGGCGATGGCCGGGCGCGGCTGGGGCAAGACCAGGGTCGGGGCCGAGACGGTGCGCCAGTGGGTGAAGGACTTCCCCCTGGTATCCCTGGTGGGTGCCACCGCGGACGACGCCCGGGACATCATGATCGAGGGCGAGAGCGGCATCCTTGCCATCTGCCCGCCCGACGAGCGCCCGGTCTACCTCCCGTCCAAGCGCAGGCTGGAATGGCCGAACGGCGCCAGGTCCCTGATCTTCACCGCGGACGAACCGGAGCGCCTACGGGGCAAACAGCACATGAAGTTCTGGTCTGACGAGGTCGGCGCCTGGCGCTACGCCGAGGCATGGGATCAGCTTGCCTTCGGCCTGCGGCTCGGCGCCAAGCCCCAGGGGGTCGTGACCACCACCCCGCGGCCCAACGCCCTGGTGAAGAGCATCATCGCCGACCCAACTACCTTCATCACCCGGGGCAGCACCTACGACAACCAGCGCAACTTGGCCCCGACCTTCCTGAAGAAGATCCTTGGGAAATATGAGGGCACCCGCCTGGGCCGGCAGGAGATCATGGCCGAGCTGCTGGAGGACAACCCGGGCGCCCTCTGGCACCGGTCCCAGATCGACGCGGGCAGGATCACCGACCGACCCGAGTTGGTCCGCGTGGTGATCGGTGTTGACCCGGCCGTCACCGCCAAGGAGGATTCGGACCTCACCGGCATCATCGCCGCCGGGGTGGACAACCAGAGCCCCCAGCACTTCTACATCCTGGATGACCGCTCCCTGATCGCCAGCCCTGATCAGTGGGCCAGCGTGGTCGTGCTGGCCTACCACGTCAACCAGGCTGACCGGGTCATCGGAGAGGTGAACAACGGCGGGGACATGATCGAGGCGGTCATCCGGCACAAGGACGCCGACATCCCATTTACGGCTGTCCACGCCACCAGGGGCAAGCAGATCCGGGCCGAGCCGATTGCCGCCCTCTACGAGCAGGGCCGCGTGCACCACGTCGGAGCCTTCGGCCCCCTTGAGGACCAGATGTGTGACTGGGATCCCGCCCTGTCCACCAAGAGTCCCGACCGGGTCGACGCCCTGGTCTGGGCCTTGACCGAACTGAGCACCGCACGAGACGGGTTCTTCCTGATGATCAACGAGGACATGGCCGAGCGCAGCAAGTCCCAGGAGGCGGCATGGTGATGGACCCCGAGTTGCTCACCGTCAAGGAGGCGGCGGCCCTCTACAACCCCCGCATGCGCATCGAGACATTTCGGCTCAAGATCTGCCCGGTCCTGGAGGAACGGCACGGCCTGCGGGTCAGGAAGGCCAAGCGGAGGGTGATCCTGATCATCCGGGTCGCCCTCATCGCCCTCATCGAGGAGGAGCGGGGCATCGCCGGATAGGTGTTTTAGCCGCACCTTGGCACACCTTGGCACACCTTGACGTTTAGCACACCGGACACAGCACTTCCGAGACGTGAGTCTGAGGCATCGAGAGGTGCTCATGACGACGACCGTGAAGATGCTGCCTCCGCCTGCCACGAACAAAGCGTGCTTCAACAACGGCTCCTCGGCGATCCAGAATGCCGACGGGACCTTCGACGTCCCCATTGACCACATCGGCCCGATGATGTCGGCAGGCTTCACACTGGCCATCGAACCCGCCTCCAAGCTCGCGGTGAGCGCGGACGCGACCGCCCTGACCCTGAACCACCTCCCTGCCGGCTACAACACCGCCGGGCTGGGATGGCTGCAGGGCACGCTCCAGGACGGCACCAAGGTCGCCATCCCCTATTTCGCGCACTCCTGACCGCCATGGCCGAAACGGGACCTCTCAACCCCAGCGAGCATTTCAGCTTCGACCAGATGGTCGTGCCCGGGGCGAACCCGGACCTGGCGCAGCGAGCGAACCTCGCCATACTCTGCGACCCCACCCTTGAGGCGATCCGCTCACTGCTGGGCGTGCCGCTGGAGATTGTCTCCGGGTTCGATCCGGACGACCCGGAGCATGCCGAAGGTCTGGGTTGCAATTTCCGCGTCCATGGTTGGCCCCTGAAAGCCGCGCTCGACGCCATCTACGCCAGCCCGATCCCGGTCCAGATCCTCTCGCTCGAGGAGGGCAAGGACCGCTCCTTCCATATCCACTTGTCCGTTCCTCCCGCGGTGACAGCATGACGCCCCTGACCGAGCATTTCAGCCTGGAGGAGCTGACCAAGGTCGGATCCCACGCGGGCATCGACAACACACCGGCTCCCGAGCTGGCCGGCAGCCTCCTGCGGGTCGCCCAGAAGCTGGAGCAGGCCCGGGCGATCTGGGCCTGCCCGGTGCTGATCTCCTACGGCTACCGCTGCAAGGCCCTGAATGACGCCGTGGGCAGCCACGACACCAGCGCCCATCTTCTGGCCCTGGCCGCCGACGCGGTGCCCACCAACCTCACCCTGCGTGAGGCTTTTGACGCCCTGGTGGCGGATCCCTCGTTCTGCGAGGACGTCGACCAGTTGATCATCGAGCGCGGCTGCGTGCATATCGGCCTGGCAATACCGGCCCACGGCAATGTCCCACGGCACGAGCTGCGCCTTGATCAGGACGTGAACGGCGTCCGCACTTACCCGCTCATGGGCTTCTGGACGGCACAGGGGGTGCAGCATGCCTAGCAACCGCTCCATCACGAACCTCGCGGGCCAGGGCAACATGGTCTCTGCCGTCGGCAAGGGGCCGTGGGTCCGGAACAACTACACCCTGGCCTTCGCGCACCTTCACCTCCGGGTGACCGGTGCCGGGAGCGCCACGGTGGTCATCGAGGGCAGCCTGGACCCCGGCAACGGCGATGCCGGCGCGGTCCCGCTGTTCATCTCTGACCCAGCCATGACCTGGACGCAGGCGGGCACTTCCCAGGTCGCCGCGACCCGGGCCGGCACGCTCACCGCGGACGACACCGGGGACGGTGGGCAGCTCCAGGGCACCTGCGCCTGGGTCCGCTACAACGTCACCGCCATCAGCGGCACCGCCGCCGCGCTGACCATCAACCTGTCGGGAGACGTCCTGTGAGATTCCTCCGCGCCCTCGCAATCCTTCTCCTGGCCCCGGCCCTGCTCTGGGGCCAGGCGACGGGGGCCGGCACGCCCACCACGGGCCAGGGCACCGCGACGCCCGGCACGATCAACTACACGGCCACCGGCGGCAGCACCCCGTTGACCCTCCAGAAGTTCCTGGACGCCAACGTGGTCGATCCCCGCAACTATGGCGTGGTGATGAACACCGGGACGGACCAGTCCGCGGCCATGCAGAACTGCATCAACGCGGTCGGCGCGGCTGGCGGCGGGGTCATCCAGATGCCTCCGGGCATCATCAAGATGAACGTGGTCATCGCCAACGGCGGCGTGGTTCTCCAAGGCCAGGAATCGGGCAGCATCTCGCCCGTCACCGATTACCTGGCCCCCTACGACACCACCAAACCCGTCATCCAGATCGGCGCGGACGCTGGCTATATCTACGGCTCAGGCGGTCGGGACCTCTGCGTCTACGACAACACCGGGCTGTCGCGCCAGGGTATCACTTTCGCGGGTGGCGCGTTCAAGTGCTTCGCCAGCAACATCCATTCCATCGGGTTCACCCAGTGGTGCCTGGGGTTCACCAACAATGACCGCTGGCCCTGCTCCTACAACAAGGTGGACAGGCTTTCTTGTATTTCATCCACCGTGGCGACCTACGGCGGGGGGGGTGGCGCAGGCATTGCCTACATCGACAAATACGGCGGCAAGTGGAACGCCTCGGTGGCCGGGAACGTCCTGACCATCACCACCCCGGCAACGACCGCCCAGGCTGCGAATCCCGGTGTGATCGCGGCTGGCGCGTCCATCTCGGCGTTCTCGACCTCGGCTGGTTCCCTGAATGCAGCCGTGATCCAGCCCTACGGCACCAGCGGGACCACTGGCACGGGTGGCGCGGGCACCTACTACCTGAGCGTCTCCAGCACCTCCTGGACCGGGGTCATCACCCACAATGGCCTGGGCTGGACTACCGCGAACTACGTTGTAAATTTCGAGTCCAAGACCTCGCTCGGCCCCCAGGTTCTGGTCGAGTCCTGCAGCTTCGGCTGCGGCGGATTGGCGAACGGCTACCTTCAGGGTAGCTACAGCGGCATCGGCCTGACCTACATGGGCACCTGGACGAATGGCCCCAACATCAACATCAACGGCGTGGACATGGACTCTGTTCAGAACCACCCGCTCAATTTCGGATATGTTTCCGTTGTTCATGACTGTGGCTCTGATCTTCGGGTTGGTGCTCAGTGGGGCAACGCGCTTCCTCTAACTGGCACGGTCAACACCGGGGGCCAACTCTACGTCATCGCGGGGCACACCACCGGGTCGATCACTGCCGGACAGTCCACCGTAACCGTGGCCTCGACCACTGGCATCAGGGTGGGGCGGCAGATCTCCATCGCTGGGGCTGGCCCTCTCATGGCGACCGGGTATTACATGCCGCTGGTCGGCACCGTGACCGCCATTTCCGGCAACGTCCTGACCCTGGACGGCGGCTCGACCACGGCGGTCGTCACTGTGAGCAACAACGATGTTGGCTACGGCGACATCACAGCCCTGGAAACTTCTGGTCAAATTCACAGCTACCTGGGTACTCCTGGTGTGATCTGGACCTCTGCCCAGGCAGTCAGAACTGGACTCGCCTCTACCATGGTACCGACCACCTACCGGGCTGGCAACGTGGGGTCAATCGCGCCCTGGAATAGCTACAGTGTGGTGGATGACCTTGCAACGAACCCGCGCTACTTCCTGCAGACGGCGACCACCATCAACAGCGGCAACTCTGCCACTTGGTCGGCGGGCGTAGTCACCTTCACCTGCGCCTCTGGACACAATGCTCAGGTTGGCGACCTGATCTATGTCGATGGTGACACCATCGATGCCGGAATCAATGGCACCTTCGTGGTCGCTGGCTACACCAGCGGCACAGTGCTGACCTACAACAGCGCGGCTGCTACTGGCTCAGGCACGGCCACTGGCACCCTGACGATCCGCGTGGTCAAGTCTGGTGGCTTCGTGAATGGTGGTCTGTGGCTGTCTGGGGCGAGCGGCACCAATGGGCAGTGCGGACTGTCCATGCGGAACAACCTGGGCGTGGTAAACAACGTCATCAACACCACTGGAAACAACGCCCAGTTGCAGATCAATACGCCTGAGACCACCAACGGTTTCTTTGGCCTGACCTATGGGTCTGCCATCACCACTGGCGCGGGCCTGACCATTGGAAATTCCGGTGCGAACAAATTCCAGTTCACTGGCAACGGCACGTTCAACATCGCAGAGGCCGCTGCTCCATCGCTTACTTCAGGATGGGGCAAGGTCTACGCCGACTCTACGGCACATCAACTCTACGGTATGAACGCCGCTGGCACGAAGACCATGCTCACCCTCGACAAGACGATCACCACCGCCGGCACCACCGGCGCCCAGACCTACAACGTCTCGATCGGCTCCATCCGCATCGCGGCGGCCGGGACCAGCGTCGTCCTGACCGACTCCCTGATCACCGCCAACAGCGTCGTGCTCTGCAACCTCGGGACCGTGGACACCACGGCCAAGAGCGTGGTCGCGGTACCTGGCGCCGGGAGCTGCACCTTCACCCTCAACGCGGCGGCCACGGCTGAGGTCGCCATCTTCTTCCACGTCCTGAACTGAGGTCGGCCATGGCATTCGACTGGAAAGGCACGATCGGCCAGGTCGCTCCCGCCCTCGCGGGGATCCTGGGCACGCCTGCGGCCGGCGCTGCCGTCGCTGGGCTCTGTGGGATCCTCGGCCTCGAGCCGAGCCAGGAGAATGCCCAGAAGGTGGCCGAGCAGGTCGCCGCCGGCTCCCTCACGGGCGACCAGCTCCTGCAGCTGCGCAAGGTCGAGAGCGACTCCATCGCCCAGCTCCGCAAGATGGGCATGGATTACGACCTGGCCAAGGAGACCCTGGTCTTCACAGATCGGGAAGGAGCCCGCAAGCGCGAGGTCGACGCCAAGGACTCCTGGACGCCCCGGATCCTGGCGGGACTGATCGTTTTTGGGTTCCTCTGGGCGGTCTACTACGTCCTGAGCGGCCGGGTCGGCGCCCTGAAGGACCCGGCCTCGATCGGCATGATCGGCACCCTGATCGGCTACGTCAGCGCCAAGACCGACACCGTCTACGGCTACTACTTCGGCGGGAGCGCCGGGGAGAAGCAGAAGACCGACCTGCTCTACAACAGTACCCCCACGGACGGAGCCGCAAAATGACCACCTCCGACTGGATCATCGCCATCTCCGCCGGGACGACCGCCGTGGTGGCGTTGATCGTCGCCATGCGCCGCACCATCGAGGGTCTCCTCGGCCAGCGGTTGGACGACCTCCAGGAGGGCGTCACCAAGCTCAACGCCAAGTCGGATTCCCACGGCAACCGCCTGACTCGGGTGGAGACCGTGCTGGAACTGAACGGCTGTTTTACCGATGCTGCCTGTGACCGCAGGAAGGGCGCCTGATGGCCGCCCGCGAGGTCCCCTTTGCTCCTGGCGTCATCGAGCGCCTGGCTGCGGGCGTGCGCCTCGTGGTGAGCGGGGACACGAAGATCTACGACGGCTGGTTCGGCCCGGGCACGCCGCCCGTCCCAGTGGCGCCCGCCGGCACCGAAGGCCGCCAGCTTGACTACGACGTCAACGTCAACACCCGCTACATCCCCCGCCTGGGCGAGCGGATCTCCTTCGACACCATGCGCAACGTGGCCGACGGCTACGACCTGATGCGGATGGCCATCGAGACCAAAAAGGACCAGCTCGTGCAGACGCGCTGGACCTGTTGCCCCAAGGACAAGTCCAAGAAGGCCGATGGCCGCTGCGACGAAATCAACTCCTTCATGGAGTGCCCGGACGGCATCAACCTCTGGCCGCAGTGGTTCCGGGCCAACATGGAGGACCTGCTCGTCTCGGACGCCTGGGCCATCCTGCCGCGCCGCACCCGCAAGGGCGACCCCTACGCCCTGGAACTGATCGACGGGACCACCATCAAGCCCGTGGTCGGGCTGGACGGACGCCGGCCCACCGACGGCCCGGTCTACCAGCAGGTCCTCAAGGGCGTCATCGTGGGCAACTTCCTGCCGGGCCAGCTCTACTACCTGCCGCAGAACGTGCGCACCCACAAGATCTACGGCTACGGCCGGGTCGAGCAGATCATCACGACGGTCAACATCGCCCTGAACCGCCAGCTGTACAAGCTCAGCTACTACACCAAGGGCAGCCTGCCCGACACCATCCTCGAAGGACCGCCGAACGCCACCATGGAGCAGCTCAAGGTCTTCCGCCAGTGGTGGAACGACCTGCTGAGCGGCAACCTGGAGGAGCGCCGCAAGGCCATGGTGATCCCCAACGGATCGCAGCTCCACAACCTCAAGGAAGCCGCACTCAAGGACGAATACGACGACTACCTGAGCCGCCTGATCTGCTACGCCTTCAGCGTCTCCCCCTCCCAGCTCATCAAGGAGCAGAACCGCGGCAAGGACGAGACCCAGCAGGAGGCCGCGAAGTCCGAGGGCACCCGGCCAATCCTCGACTTCGTCTCCAAGCAGCTCACCCGGATCATCTGCGCCGACCTCTGGAAGTCCGATGACCTTGAGATCATCCCGGAGGAGGAGAAGGCGATTCAGCCCCTGATCCAGGCTCAGATCGACGACCTGGACGTGCACAACGGGATCCGCGACATCAACGAATGCCGAGACGGCCGCGGGCTGCAGCCCCTTTCTCCCGAGGAACTGGAAGCCCGTAAGCCTGCCCCGCCGCCGATGGCTCCCGGTGGCGGGGCTCCAGGCGAAAAGCCTGGGGGCGAGAAGCCGCCCAGCATCGGCGCCCCGCCGCCCAAGGCCGGCGCGAAGCCCCCGGCGGCCAAGCTGCACAAGGCCATGCTCAGCCGGCGGGAGCGTCCGGAGATGCTCAAGCAGGAGACCCGGGTCGCCCTGGGCGTCTCCAAGCGGTTGCATGGCCTTTCCAAGACGATCGCCCCCATCCTGGTATCCGCCTACGGCGCCATCGGCAAGGACGACGCCTCCCAGGCCAAGAAGATCGTGAACCTGATCACCAAGGCGCAGTTCGACGCCCTGGGCGGCTACCTGCAGGACGAGGGCCTGGACACCTACCAGAAGGGCGTCCTGGCCGCCGCCGAGCAGCTCTCGAAGGACGCCAACGACGCCATGGTCAACCTGGCCAATCAGAAGGGCATCGACTGGGCCATCGACCACGCCGGAGACCTGATCACCGACTTCGAGGACGCCACCAAGAACGACCTCCAGGGAATCGTCACCCAGGCCCTGCAGGAGGGCTGGAGCAACGACCAGCTCGCCGAGAAGATCTCCGACTCCTGGTCCTTCAGCGCCAGCAGGGCCGAAGTCATCGCCCGCACCGAAACTGCTTTCGCCGATGTCCAGGGCAACCTGGCGCTCTACCGCGAGGCCGGGATCGAGAAGCTCGTGTGGCTTGCCGCCGACACCGCCCCCTGCGACGAGTGCGAGGCCCTGGACGGCAAAACCATCTCCGTTGACGGGGAGATGCCCCCCGCGCACCCCAACTGCCGCTGCGACGTGGCCCCCGTGATCCCCGAAAAGGAGGACTGAAATGCGCATTTTTGCCCAAATCACCAAGGTCGATGTCGCCAAGCGCGAAGTGTGGGGCCGGGCCACCCAGGAAGTGGTCGACAAGTCCGGTGAGATCTTCGACTTTGAGTCCAGCGTGCCCTATTTCAAGGCGTGGTCCGAGGGCTTCGCCAAGGACACCGACGGCAAGAGCCTGGGAAATATCCGGGCCATGCACGGCAAGGTCACCGCCGGGAAGTGCATCAGCATCGACTTCAACGCCGCCGAGAAGGCTATCGACATCGGCACCAAGATCGTCGACGACAACGAGTGGGAGAAGGTCGAGGAGGGCTGCTACACCGGGTTCTCCATCGGCGGCTCCTACGTCAAGAAGTGGTCCGACCCGGCCAACAAGGACGCGGTGCGCTTTACCGCGGACCCGGCGGAGATCTCCATCGTCGACAGTCCCTGCGTGCCCACGGCCAAATTCTTCGACGTGGTCAAGGCCGACGGCGTGCTGGAGCAGGTCGCCTTCAAGGATCCGGTGCCGGAACCGTTCTTTAAGACCGCCGAGACCATCGGCGAGCTGCGCAAGGGCATGGGCACCGTGGCCGACCTCGCCAGCCTGATCCAGTGGCTGTCCTGGATGTGCACCCATTCGGTCTACGAGGCCGAGCAGGAGGGCGACGCCTCCAAGGTCCCCGCCCAGCTCCGGAACTGCCTCGCCTCCCTGATCAGCACCTTCACGGCCATGAGCGCCGAGGAGACCGCCGAGCTGATGACCTACATCCCGGCGCCCCCGGCTCCGACCGAGCCCGAGGTCCTGCAGCTCGCCGCGGGACTGGGCCTCGAACTGGCGAAGGCCGGCGCCAAGTTCAGCGCCGCCACCCAGAAGGACCTGGCCGAGAAGCACCAGGTCGCCTGCGACCACATGGAGAACCTCAAGGCGGCCCTGGGCGAGCTGGCGAAATGCTGGGCCGGGCCTGACAAAGTCGAGAACGCCGACACCGCCGAGTTCACCAAGCTCCAGGGCGAAGCGACCGAGGCCCTCGCCAAGGTCGCCACCCTGGAGGCCGAGTTGGCGAAGCGGGACGGCACCATCGCCACCCTGCAGGCCGAGGTCGACAAGCTGGGCAACCTGCCCGAACCGGCCCGTGGTGTCCTGTTGGCCTTCCTGGACAAGGCTGACGAAATCACCCTCAACGGGATCGAGAAGACCCAGTCGCTGGACGACGAGCTCCGCAAGATCAACGAGATGCCCGACGGCCCGGAAAAGGCCAAGGCGCTCATCACTTTCACCCACAAGACGGGCGGCCGGTAGTCGGCCCCTTTTACCCACTTCACCAGTGGAAAGGAGAACTACACCATGAGCATCCAGGAGACCCTCCGGAAGCTTCAGGCTGAGGTGGCCAAGGGGATGAGCGAGAACGCTCTGCAGAAGGCCCTCACCACCACCAGCAACATCGTCAACTACGACCTCCAGGCTCCCTCGAAGAACCTGTACCCGGTCATCACCCCCCTGCGCAACCGGATCCCCCGGGTCATGGGCCACGGCGGCCGCGCCACGAACTGGAAGGCCATCTTCGGCCTGACCGGCTCGGGCGTCACCTCCATGGGCTGGCTGCCTGAAGGCCAGCGGTCGGGGCGCATGAACTACAGCGCCATCGACAAGGCCGCCAGCTACCGGACGATCGGCGAGGAAGACAACATCACCGAGGAGGCGATCAACGCCGCCGTGGGCTTTGAGGATCTGATGTCCACCATGACCATGCGGCTGCTCCAGGGCTGCATGATCAAGGAGGAGTTCGGCATCCTGGGCGGCAACGCCTCGACCGCCCTGGGCACCCCCGGCACCATCGTCTCCACCGCGCCCGCCACCTCCGGCGCCACCCTCCCGACCGACACCTACTCCATCCAGGTCGTCGCGCTCACCCTCGAGGGCTGGATCGCCGCCGGCGGCGTGGTTGGGGCCGCCTCGGGCCAGACCATCCAGCAGGCCGTGACCGTGACCGGCGCGGACTCCAAGACCTACACCGTCAACGGTGGCAGCTCGCAGATCTCCGGCACCAAGACCCAGGCGATCACCCTGGGCCAGGGGCTGGGCCTGACGGTTCCCGCCATCAACGGCGCGGTCGCCTACGCCTGGTTCATCGTCGGGGCTGCCGGCTCGGGCGTCACCCGGCTGGAGTACATCACCACCACCAACAGCATCCTGGTCACCCTGCCGCTGGCGGGCACCGGGCAGCTCAACTCCACGATCACCGCGGACTGCAGCCGCAACGTCAACACCGCCTGGGACGGCCTGCTCTACGCCGCCCTCGCGTCCGGATCCGGCGCCTACGTCAATGCGCTGGCCACCGGCACCGCGGGCACCGGCACCGTCCTGACCGCCGGCGGCCGCCGGAACGTCCTCGAGATCGACGTGATGCTGAAGACCATGTGGGACAAGTGCCGCCTGAGCCCGACCGTCATGCTGGTCAACAGCCAGGAACTCCAGAACATCACCAACAAGGTGATGAACACCAGCGCCGCCCCGCTGCTGATGACCCAGAATCCGGACCCCTACGCAGTGGTCGCCAACGGCCAGGTGTCCGGCTACTTCAACCCCTTCACCGCCGGGCACGGCGGCCTGGTCATCCCCTTCGTACTGCACCCCAACGTCCCGCCCGGCACGATCATGGCCTGGTGCGAGAACCTGCCCTCGCAGTACCAGAGCAACGAGACCCCCAATGTGGCCGAGATGCACATCCGCAAGGACTACGTGCAGACCTTCTGGCCCCAGGTGAGCCGCACCCGCGACGTCGGCGTCTACGCCGAGGAGACCCTGGCGACCTACCTGCCCGCCGGCATGGGCGTCATTTCCAACATCGCCAACGGCTGATTCCATGCCCGCCGGAGACCTCTGCACCCTGACCGATGTCCAGACCTACCTGGGCGATGCCACCAGCCAATCGGCTGGTGTGCTGGGGGCATTGATCACCCAGGTGTCGGCCTGGGTGCAGAGTTACTGCGAGCGCAACCTCAGTGGGATCCTCACCTACAACTGGATGACCGACGGCCACGGCGGGGACACCTTGCCCCTGCCGGAAGGCCCGGTGGTCTCCATCCTCTCCGTCTCGATCGACGGCAACCCCGTCCTCCCCTCCGACGGCCAGAGCAGCGGCTGGCTCGCCGATGACCGCAGCATCTCGATCATCGGAGGCCAGTTCTGCGCGGGCCGGAAGAACGTGTTGATCACATACACGGCCGGATACCCGTACGTCTGGTCTGTGAGCGCGATCACCGGCCTGCCCATGGAGTTGCAGTTCGCCGTAGTTGAAACCGTCGCGCTGCGCTTCAAGGGTAGGACCCGGATCGGCAAGAACTCCGAAGGGATGGCCGGCCAGAGCACCTCCTACGACAACTCCATGGCGCCCAAGGATGCCATGTACACCCTCAACAAATACAAGAAGAACGTGCCATGGTGATCGCGCAGCTCCTCGGAGTGGAACGGGTCGTCTCCTTCATGGAGCAGGCCGGCAGCAACGTCCACGAAGTGGTCAAGACCGAGGTCCGCAACCTGGCCGTGATGCTGATGGGCTACGTGAAGACCTCGAAGCTGAGCGGCGACCCACTGCATGTCCAGACCGGCAGGCTCCGGCGCTCGATCACCTCCCGGGTCGTCGAGGAAGGGGCCGGCTTGGTCTCGGGCGTGGTCGGCACCAACGTGGTCTATGCCGCCGCCCATGAGTTCGGGGTGGACATGATCAAGCAGTGCACGGTCCATGCCTTCGTCCGCAAGTGCAAGTCCCGCAACGTCTACACCATGAAGAAGGGCAAGTATTTCTCCCTCCAGGGCGCGGTCAGCATGGTCAAACTCTCGGCCGAAGGAATCGCCCATGTAGGGGAATTCCAGCGGATGCAACACATCAAACTCCCTGAGCGGTCCTTCTTGCGCTCCGCCCTCAACGAACTGGGTCCGGAGATCCGCGCCGACCTGGCCGCCGCCATCATGGGGTGCCTCAAATGAGCCAGCCGACCCTCACCCGCGAGGGCCTCGCGGCCGCCCTGTTCTCCCTGGTCCAGGCCCTCCCCGGGCTCCAAACCTCCTCCCGGCGGCTGCTGCACTGGTCCGAAGTGGCCCCGGCCAGCCAGCCGGCCGCCTTCCTGGCCGAGGGCAACCAGACCCCCCTCCAGGACGCCAGCGGGCTCCCCTCCGTCTGGCGCTACGACTACAAGATCTACCTCTACGCCTACAACGGCGACCAGACCTGCTCCCCCTCTACGCTCCTGAATCCCATCGTCGACGCCCTGGAGATCGCCCTGAAGCCGTCCATCAGCGGGCCGCCAGGCGCGAGTCGCAAGCAGGTCCTGGGCGACCTGACCGGGCGCGTGCAGCACGCCTGGATCTCCGGCGCCATCGAGACCGACGAGGGCGTCCTCGGACCCCAGGCCATCGCCATCATCCCCATCGAAATTGAATTCGTCTGAAGGAGACGCCATGTCCGAAGAAATCCAGGATCCCCAGATCGCCCCGGAAACCGCCGCGCCTGCAGAAGCCCCGGCCGAAGTGGTTGTCTCCGAGCCCGCTCCGCCGGCCGAGCCGTCCCTGGCCGAGCGCCTCGAGGCCGACGTGAAGGAGGCGGAGGCCGCGATCGCCGCCCTGCCGGCCCAGGCCGAAGCCGAGGTCAAGGCGGTCCTCACCGAGGCCCAGTCCAAGGCCGAGGCCGCCAGCGCCCACATCGACGCCTTCTGGAACGACGTGGTGCAGAACGTCTCCATCAAGGTCCCCACCGCCATCCACAACACGCTCAGCGACCTCAAGGAGACCCTGCGCTCCAAGATCCTGAGCCTCTTCTAGGAGGACCCTGCCATGGGCCAGATCGTCAACTTCGGGGTGGGCTTCCTAACGGCCATCGTGGGTTCCCAGCCCATCCCCATCGGCGTCCTGAAGGACGTCAGCATCGACATCAGCTACACCACCAAGAGCCTAATCGGCTCCAGCCAGTTCCCCTTGGACATCGCCAAGGCCGAGGGCAAGCTCACCGGGAAGGCGACCTTCGCCACCCTGAACAGCCTCCTGATGGCCCAGCTCACCAGCGGCGCCACCACGGCCGCGGGCAACGTCCAGGGCGTCTACCTGGAAGGTCCGGCCGCTCCCACCGCGAACAGCATCACCGCGGTCCATGGCGCCACCTACAAGCAGGACCTGGGCGTCTGGGACAACACCGCCCAGAAGTGGCTCACCTGGGTCGCCTCCGGCCCGGTCACCGGCCAGTATTCGGTGGTCACCACGACCGGCGTCTACACCTTCGCCGCCGCCGACTCCGCGCACCTGATGAGTCTCAACTACAGCTGGACCGTGGCCGCCACCGGCGTCACCGTCTCGCTGCAGAACCAGCTCATGGGCACGAACACCTACTTCCAGCTCGCCCTGTTCGAGAACTACAGCTCCAGCCCGATCGGCGGCCTCGCCGGCATCCTGCTGCCCAACGTGGTCTTCAACAAGATGGCGCTGGGATTCAAGAACAACGATTTCACCAGTGACCAGGTGGACTTCGAAGCCTGCCAGAACCTTTCCGGCCAGGTCTACGCCGCCTACACCAGCGTCTAGAAACTGAGGAGCCAGCATGGCCAGCATCAAGATTGATGGCATCGAAGTCCAACTGCCACCGCTTTCCTTCCGGGCGGTACGGAAGAACCGGGAGGTCATCGACGCGCTTGTCGGCGATGCCCCGGACCTCTACGCCCGGGCGGAGGTGAACATCGCCTTCCTGCGGCTCTCGGTTCCGGACGCCGACTTCGAGGGCGCCAGCCCAGCCGCGATCAAGGTTGCGGCCCAGGCCCTGCACACCGAGACCTTCTCCCGCCCGGAAGAAAGCGCCCCGGCTCCTCAGAACCCCTGAGCCTGGGCAGGATGACGGGGCTGATCGTCACGGCCACGGGGTGGACCATCCGCGAACTGGATGAAACCCCGTGGCCCGACGCGCTGGATCTCCTTGATTACTGGCTGGACTGCCCACCCGTCCATCTCATGGTCAAGGACTACATGGGCATCAAGGATCACAAGGATGAGGCACCCGTGAGCGTCACTCCTGAGCAGTTCATGGCGATGGCAAGAGGAGCGGGCCTGTGAGCGAGAAGGACAAGGAACTCCAGATCAAGTTCAGCGCCGACGTCAAAGGGCTGCTGACCGGCATGAAGGACAGCCAGGACGCCGTGAAGATGGCGACCGAGGGCATCAAGGGCGATCTGGGTTCAGCGATCGAAGCCTTCGAGAAGATGGGCAGCGTGGCGGTTTTCATGGGCGCCGCCGGGCTTGCGCTTGAGGCCCTGCATGGAGGATTCTCCTGGGTCAGCGAGGCCGTCACCAGCACGTTCGAGCTGGCCGAGGGATTCAAGAAACTGGGCTACGAGACCGGCGCCTCCCTGACGGAGATGAACCAGTACACCGCCGCCATCGAACTGTCCGGAGGCAGCACCGAGACCCTCCAGGGCCTCATGGTGGGCATGCAGCGCGGCATCAAGGCCAACAGCGAGGCCCTGATCGACAACGGCGTGGCGGCGAACAAGGCGGCCCTGCAGGGAATGACCTTCGAGCAGTACCTCACCCGGGTCCATGAGATCGCCGACGAGATGGCGACCCCGACCGAGCGTGAGCAGTTCCTGATCCTGGCCCTGGGCCGGGCCGGGGCGACCGCGGGCCCGATGCTGAACGAGTTCATCGAGAACATGAAGAAGGGCGAAGGCGCGCACATCATCACGCCCGAGTCCTTGAAGAACATGGAGGAGTCCAAGGAGTCCATCGGCCGGCTGAAGATCGCCCAGCAGGAGTACGCCGCTGAGGTCTCGGCCGAAGCCACGCCGATCGCCAACTTCTTCCGGGACATGCACACCGCCTACCTGCAGGCCGAGATCGACCACCAGGCGATGCTGAAATACCAGCGGGAGGAACTCTCTGGCGCGAAGTACAATGAGGGCACCACCGACAAGGGCCGCGAGGAGATGCACGCCAAGGGCATGAGCGGCGGCGGAGAGGCCAAGAAGCACCTGATTGACCCGGAGGTCCTGAAGGCCGACGCGGCGGAGCGGATCGCCCTGGCGAAGGGCACGGCCGAGGAGATCGCCAAGGCCGCCCTGGATGGCATCCAGGTGCAGCTCAAGGCCGAGAAGAGCCTTGCCGACCAGGGGCAGATCAGCTTTGAGGAGCAGATCACTCTCGAGCGCCAGCACGCCGCCGAGGTCTTCCAGATCGCCCAGGACAGGGCCGCCAAAGAGACCGCCCTTGAGGCCGGGAAGCCGCTGGAACTACAGAAGACCAATGCGGAGCTGGCGGCCGCCCAGCGCCAGTTCAACGCCACCACGTCTGACCTGGACAACCAGCAAGCCCAGATGCGGATCAACGTCGAGCGGGAGACCGATCGGGAGATGGCCAAGCTCCGGGACCAGGAGGCCAGGGAATCCGCCGCGGTGGCCAGGATCGCGGCCCACGAGCAGCTCGCGGCCTCGAAAGACGCCATCAACGAGCAGAAGCGGGACCTGGACCAGAAGGTCGCCTTTGGCCAGATCAGCGCCAAACAGGAGCTGGACCAGCGGATCGCCTTCATTCAGCAGGAGGAGGCCGCCACCAAGAAGCAGCTCTTGGACGAACTGACCGACCAGTCCCTGACTGTGGTCCAGAAGGCGAGCATCAACGCCCAGATTGTGGACCTCGAGCGCAAGACCACCGCCCAGATCAACGACATCAAGCGGGACGCGGCCCAGAAGCAGCACGACGCCGACATGGCGAACCTGCAGGGCATGGAGGCGGGCTGGAGCCAGGGCATCCAGAAGATGCTGGCGGGCCAGATGACCCTGAGCCAGGGGCTCAAGGCGGGGCTGGGTAGCATGGCCAACTACTGGGCCGACTACTGGATCAAGCAGGGGCTGGACGAGGTCAACCACCTGGCGATCAGCCTGGTGCGGCACCAGGCCACGGACGCCGCGAAGTCCGGCTCGGCCGCGAGCGCCGCCGCCGCCCAGACCACGGCCGCCGCCACCTCCACGGTGGTGATCGACAACGCCGCCGCCCTGAGTGCGATGGTGCGGATCGCCGACTCGGCCGCCGTGGCAGAGGCCGCCGCCTACGCCGCCTACATCGGCATCCCCATCGTCGGCCCGGAGCTGGCTTCGGCGGCTGCGGCTGCGGCGGGTGCGACCACGATGGGCTTCATGGGTGGGATCGCCCTGGCGAGCGCGGCGGGCGGCTGGGACCGGGTGCCCTCGGACCAGTTGGCGATGATCCACAAGAACGAG